AAGTTCCGGCCGTCGCTAGCCCGCCGTATTCCACGTACCCGATGATCCGGAACGCTTTTGATGACAGTGACGTCCCGTTTGGCGTGTAGGCGACACCGGCCGACGTCGCGCCACTCGTCATCGCGGTTGTGCTGAGAACAGACGCCTCATCAATCGGGAAGATTTGTGTGTTCGTCGACGCGTTATAGAGCGCGAGAACGGTCGTGCCGCCGTTGTCGAAGGCGAGAACCCAGAACCGGAACGCCCAGCCATTCGCCGATCCTAGCGACGCGCCCGTTGCAAAGGTGCTGATGGACACGGCCGACGTCGTATAGTTCGACGTGATCACTCCGCTTGTCAGCGTCGCGCTTCGGAAGTTGATCCGACACGGCGACCCCGCCGAGGGGGTGGAGCCGGCCGCATCGAGCAAGCTGACCGTCAGCAGCGTTCCGTTATTGGATGCGCCGATTGAACAGTTCTGGATTCCAAGGCCACTATCCGTTTGGCAGGTACCCGACGTCGTGATCGTTTGATTTCCGCAGATGACCTGCGTCATCGTTCCGGCACCGCCGCCCGAGGACGATGGTCCGCCGATCTGACGCCAGCGGGAATTCACGCCGTCGTAGACGAGATTCGCAGCCTGCCCTGACGCCAGTGGAAGATTGCCACTGAAGTTGAACCGGTTGGCAGCTAACGACGCGGAGCTCTGTTCAAGAAGCGAGATCGTGAAAGACCCAGCGTTGATGACGCGCATTTCGCAGCCCGCGACACCGCCCGCTAGGCCCGTGATGGAGCGAGCCGCGTCACTCGTCAGGATCAACGTCGTGGTGGTCGAGCACACGGCAGACGACGGATTGTAGTTGTTCTGGTCAGCCGTGATCTGCGCTGGCGTCGCCTGAGACGAAAACTTGACCGCACCCTGCGCGTCCAACACGCCGGTAAGAGTCGGGTTTGCCACATTGGCCTTGAGTGCGTCGGCCGCAGCCTGCGCCGTCGAAACCGGCTTGTTGAGATCCGACGTGTTGTCGACATTCCCTAAACCGACGTCGCCCTTGACGATGCCGGTCGGCGAATTGACCACGGGTGCGGTCAACGTCTTGTTCGTCAGCGTCGCCGTCGCCGCGTTCTTCGTCGCGTCACTGGTGTTGTCGACATTGCCGAGTCCAACGTCGGCCTTAACGATGCCAGTCGGCGCAGTGATCGCCGGTGTGGTCAGCGTTTTGTTGGTCAGAGTCTGCGTGTCGGTGGTTCCGACCACAACACCGACCGGCGCTGTCTTCAACGCGAACGCGTCAAGATCCGCGTCCCACGCCTGGACATTCACGCCCGGCACCAGCGACAGCAGCGCCCGCATCTGCGCCGCCGTGCAATCCTCCGGATCTCCGGTGCCCGCCGTCGTTCGGCACTTGGTGGAGCCGTTGCCCATCGGTGCCAACTTGGCATTCGTCACCGCAGCATTGACCAAGGCTGCCGTCGCAAGCTGGCCGCAGCCGATCGCATTGCCGCTTTCGCGGAACGCACAGGAAGACCCTGCCGTCGCCGAGATGTCGGCGACATTGCCGCCGGAGTTCGCAGACCGACCGATCAGCGACAGCGCCGCCGACTGCCGGAGCATGCTGTCCTGCACCTTGTTCGCGCCGATCACCGTAACCACGCCGCCGGCCGTGGTCGTGATATCGCCCGTCAGCGCCGGCAGCTGCGCTGCCGCAACGGATCCGACCAGGTCGGAGAAGTTCGGTTGCGAACAGGCCGGCACGCCGGCCGTCGAGATGGTCCGGATCCAGTTGCTGGCGGAACAGGTCAGCGACTGCACGCCGCCGAGCGTCGACGCGGTCGGCGCCGGCATGCGTCCCGCAGGTAGCGTGCCGGTCGTCAGATCCGTCGCGCTGCCCGACGTCGCAACGGCCACGATCGGCGCACCGTTGCGATAGGGCGTCCAGACATGGGTGGACGTGTTAAGCTGCCCGAAGATCACCCACGATACGCCGTCATAGGTTTTGTAAGAGACGATGTTACTGCCGGCAGCGCTGGTATCGGCCCAGCACTGGAACGCCTTTGGCGCTGCGCCGGGCCCATTCGCCGGTGCCGAGGTGCCCGAGTTGCACGACTGGATCGCCAGCAGGGCGCCGTTGATCGTGGTCATCACCTCGGCCATCGTCTTCGGGCCCGTGACGGGGCCGACGATGGTGCCTTGGTCGGCGCGCGCTGGCGCGATCAGCAGCAACGCAAGTGGGAGCGCTCGCAGAAAGCGGAGAGCCTTCATTCGTTCAGTCCTTTGATGGTTAGGAGATCACCAGCCCTGGATGGTGATGTTGGTCTTGGGTGCGTCGGTCGTCGCGCCGGCGAGACGCGGAATGATGGTGCAGCCGTTCTTCGTCAGGCCCGTCACTTCGAAAGTGAAGAGCGAGCCCGACGTGTTGGTAATCTGGATCGCCGGCAAATTGTCCGTGTTCGGGCCACCGTTGAACGGCTCCGCGAGCGTCTTGCCGTTTGATGCAAAGACAAGCGTCAGCCCAGTCGACGGCACTGTGATGCCGTTGAGCGATGTCCCGACGCCACCGACCAGCGCCCATGTATCGAGCCGATCGGGAACGTCGACCGTCATCGTGAAGGCCAGAGCGATCGCGACGATCTGCGGGTCCAGCGTGTTCAAGACCAACCGCGCCCGAAAGTGTCGGCCGACGTACAGGCCCGGCTCATACTTGACCCACGGCCCGAACGACACGTCGGAACTGAACACATCCGGCTCGGCGAAGATGTCGTTGCCGGGATTGTCGACGGGATCGAGTGCGAACACGTCGCCCACCACATCGTTCTGCGCAACTGAGACCTCCGGAAAGACCTGGACCATGTCGCCGTTGCCGGTCGTCAGGATGTCCGGGCTGCTGAGAATGTCGGGGTTGGCTAGATAATCGTCGGTGACGACCTGGCTCGTGCCCTTCCATGTGATCGTGACCCGGCAGGCCGTTGCCCGGCCGGCGTCGACATAGCGCGACGGGTGGATCTCATAGGTGCCATGACCCTGCCCGCCGGCATTGAGGACGTCCTGCGCCGCGAGGAAGTCCGCAATCGACAGGTAGTCGCTTGAACCACCGGTGCGGATCAGCGAGCCAGACTTGGCCACCGTTCCCGTAAAGACGCCGTTCCAGCCATCCGCCTGCTCGTCCCGCACCGCCAGAACGTTGCGCACCAGCGACGAGCCGACGATCTCGACCGCAGCCGCGTTGACGCTGTAGGCCCGCTGCTGGTCCGGGCCGACATAGGCCTTGACCCAATAGAGGCCGTTGCCGTGTGCCGGGAACGGCGGATGCGCCACCGTGCCGAGTTCAAGGCCGGCCTCCCAACTATCGCCCTTCCGCACGGCGTACCGCAGCGGCCTGTAATCGACGACCTCGTCCCACGAGATCGAGCCGTTATCGTCGACATAGACCGCGCCGCGGATCACCGTCACATCCGGCGCGGGCGCCGAGAGCCCGAGCAGTGTCAGGTTCGAAAGCGTTGCCCAACCGGAGACGGTGTTGTCGTCGAAGATGAACCGGACGCGGTAATTCCAGAGGCCAGGCGCTTCGAGCGGGACATCCACCGAGAACTGCGGATAGGCCAGCACGGTCAGCGGCTGCCATGCCGCGTCCCCGCGCGCGATCTGCACCTCTGACGACGCAATCTTGCCGCGCCGCGCCGCCGTCCACGACAGACGAATGATGGCACGAACCGAATTGCCCTGCCCGTCGACGGCCTCAAGATAGCGGAAATCCTGCGGCGCCAGCGTGAACGGGTCCGGCGGGATCGTGACGTTCGGGTTGTAGTCCGGTATCGCGCCCTTATCCGCCAGCGAGATTTCCGGAGCGTCATCGACCAGCGTCAGGGTCGCGATCAGATCCTTCTGATGCGAGATGCCCTGCACCCGGTAGACGGCCGATTCCTGCTCACTCTCACCGAAGCCGAACAACGTGCCGCGCTTGATCAACGACAGGTCGCCGACGAGCGTCAGGCTGGAATATTCGCCAGGTCCTGTCGTGGGGTCGACCGACCGATTGAGCGACCGCGCATCCTCCGGAACGCGAAACTGGAAGCCATAAGTCTTGTCTGATTCAATGGTGAGGACCTCATCAAAGGTCACCACCTGCCCATCGACCGATTTGACGCGGCCCGATGCTAGACCGATCAGCAGCACATCGTGGGTGACGCGGACGCGGTCGCCGCGCGTGCAGACCAGATGCTCCCAACCGACGTTGAGCGATATCTTTTCCGGCCGCAGCCGGTTCTGCGCGATATGAAAGCGGCCATGCTTCCAGGCTAATGCCGGGTCGGTAACGCCGGGAAACTGAAGGCCTTCGAACAGTGTCGCGTTGCTGGCGTCATAGCCGTCGTCATAGACAATGCGCTCGTCCGACGTGAAGCCGTTATTCTCGTTGATGAAGTTGACGCGCCACCCATGCGGCTGCTGCGCGTAGGTGCGCTGCCCCTGGAAGCCCCATGAGTTGTGCGGCGTGAAGTGCTGAAGGATGGAGTCGGTTGGCCGATCCCAGATGACGCCCCACCTGCCATCTATGAAAGTCGGAACCGCCCGGCCAGCCGCGGCGATGTCGCACAGCTTATCGTAGACAGACCCGACCGAATTTATGACCTGATTGAACTTGAACCCGTTGGCGACGCAGTAAGACCACCACGCCTGCAGATTGCCGATATCGATCTGCGAATCCGGCACTGGCCGCGCGTTTGCTGGACCCTGCAGAACATGGCGGAACAGATCGGACGGCCACTGCGAAGCGGTGTTGGCATTCCAATTTGCGCCATCGAATGCGGACACGAGTGACTGGCACAGACCGCTCAGGGTATTGATGACGCCGGACAGCTGGCCGCTCGCACGGATGCGGATGGCTGTGAGGCACAGCGGCTTTGGAAAGGTGATCGGCGGCGCGCGGCGGAAGCTGCGCAGCGCGGTCCAAAACACCTGATCCTTGAATTTATCGCTGTTGTCGTCGGCACTCGCCTTTAGAAGCCGGACGTCGTATTTGCCGCGCGGCACCGCCACGCGCATGCCTTGCCGAACCGGGCTGGTCGAGCGAGTGATATTGAACGTGCCGATGCCGACCCAATTATTCTGGCCCTCAAGGCTATACTGGGCCGAGATCAGGACCCCATAATTATCCTGCTCTCCCGTATTGGGATTTATGAAGTAGATGCCCTGCGGCGCGGCGACATCTACGGCGATTTCGTCCGTGTCATCGGCCGTGGTGCGAACTTGCCAGCCTTCGACGCTCTTCAGCTCGATGGACAGAACCTGCTCGTCGAGCGGGCCTGGGTATAGGTCGATGACAGGATCATCCGCATAGCCGGCGCGGTGCTGGATCTCGACATCCGCGAACGACGTGATCGGCGTATCGCCAATGCGAAGGTCTGTGACCTCCATGGGGCCGTAGCCCCAAACGAACAGTAGCCGGAGATACTGATCATCACCCAGCAACTCGGTGTAGGTATTCGCTGCGTAATACGGCGCCTGCCGATGACGGCCGAGCACCACCGGCACGAGCCCGAACGGGTTGGCCTGGTTCTGGGCGCCCTGAATCGAGTTCAGTGAACCCGGGATAGATGCAGTGGCAGCATCCGGCGGGCGGGTCGGAAACAGCGCGTTAAGCGCCATGGTCCCGGCCAGAACAATGCCGCCCGAGACCAACGCACCGGCCACAGATGCGCTCAGACCGATAGATGTTCCGAGCGCTGTACCTGCCAGCCAACTACCAGCAGGACCAGCAAGCGCAAACGCCGCGACAACGACCACAAGCGATAGCACAGACCGCAGAAGGTTGCCGTTCTGAGGCCGTAGCGTGAAGGTCAGCGTCGCCCCAGCCTTGACGCGAACACGCGACCAGTGACGCTCCTCGATTACATGCCCGTCAATGTGGACAATGAAATCCCTGCGGAGAACCATACCGGGACGGCTGGCCAGCGCTTCCATCAGGATTTCGGTGACCGAAAGACCGGCGCGAACGTGACACTCGATGCGTCCGCCGTTCAGGGGATGCGTCTTGCCGATCGCGCGCACCGACGCCTCGGGCGCGATGATCTCCCCGTGCAGCGGTGCTTTGATGAGAGCGTTCATTCATGATCTCGATACCGATAGAAGCCCACGACCCGATGCTTCAGCGGGCCTTCGCGATAGCGTTCAATCATGCTGGTCTCGCCCGCCGACACATGGAGAAGCCGGCCGGGCTCGGTGACGATGCCAACATGGCGCGGGAAGCGGCCTTCGCGCATCAGCACAGCGTCGAAGGCCTGCTCTTGCCCGGCGGTGATCTCGTCCCACGGGTCGAGTTCATCTGCGATCAGCGCCGCCAGCGCCTTGCGGTCGTCAGCAGTGACGTATTGGTCCGAATAGGATGGAAGCTCGATGCCGCGCAGATCGCGCATCACAGCCTGCAGTAAGCCCCAGCAATCGTATGTCGGGCCCCTGCCCTTGTCGGCGTATGGGAGTCCGACAAACCGATCGAAGATCATCAGATGAAAAGGCCGGGGAAGTAAGCCGGCGAAAACGACCCGCTCGGGTACGGCTCGGTGGTCAGAGAATCCATTGTCAGATCGAACTGCAGCGTCATCGCGTCATAAGTCAGGTTCGACATGTCGAGCGCCGGCCAGTTCATCTCGACCATGTCTGGATCAGAGGCCAACACAGCTTCGATCTTCACCGACGGGGGCGAATTCACCGAGCGTGCAAGTGGCACCAGGCCGCGGTCGACGTTGGCGATCGTCAGTTTCGATGCAGGAGGCGACTTGTCCTGTTCATCCGGTATCGTGACGTCGACGCCGGCATACATGAAGGTGATGCCGCGGCTTACGGTGCCGTAGGTCAGCGGGTCCGTGCCCAAGCGCGTGGTCGGATCAGTCGTCAGATAGACCGGCTCATCCAATTCCGGGTGAGTGATGGTTAGCAGGAAGATCGGCACCTCGCCGGATTCCTGTCCGAAGATCGCCTCCCGCATATTGAGCGACAGCACTCTCACGGCAAAACCATCATCGACAGTTGAACTCGGTAGAGGTCATCGCTTAGTGCAGCCCAGGAAGGCCCGGCCCCTTTCGGGAATTTGACCAGCAACGTTCCGTCTTGAATTTGATCGGGAAATTCAAATGGCAACGACCCGCCCATCAGCGTGGTGTCAAAGAACGCTAGAAGCGCTACGATCTGCGGTGCGGTCATCTGCATAGTGCCTGAGAGTGGTCGCATGACCGCGCTCGTTCGCCGACGACTGATGGATGGACCTTGGTCCGGCTGATATTCGAGCACGCCGTCGCCGACAGCCTCGGAAAACCCGTTCTGCTCAATCTCCTGAGGGAGCTCTGCCGGCCATGCGTCTACCATTACCGGCTCGCCAGTCTCTTCCGTTGATCCAGCACTTGGCTTGATGCACTGCCAGGGTTTGCTAGATTCCGTGCCTGCGCGGCGTCGAGCATGACATCGATGTTCAACTCGCCATTCTGGCCGCGCTTTGTTTCGGCTGTCGCGGTGGTGCCGGCCGGCGCGTTGTGAACATTCACCGTCACAGGTGAGTTGTTCTGGCCGAATGGCAATCGGGTGACCCCGCCAGCTGAGTTCAGCATTCCGCCGTCGGCGAAACCGGGCAGATATGGCTTAGAGATGTGGTTGGGAACGACCGTGACCCCGCGACTGTGAACATTGATGAGCTCTGGCCCGCGCTCGCCAACCACACCCCAGCCTGGGCCAAACGTGCCGCCGTTGGCTGCCGCGAAAGGCGTAGGCCCGCTTGGGCCACCTAGGGTTATGCCACCGTTTGCCACCGTGCCGGTGCCGATGCCTAAGAAGCTCATCAGGCCACCACCGCTGAGCGAGGCCTGCAGGCTGTCGATTAGCGGTTTGATGATGGTCAGCTTGATCACAGCATCCGTCGCCGCCTTGACGATGGTGTTGCCCAGGTTCTTGAACCCGTCGGCCAGCGACATGGTGCCCATGAGCATATCGGTAAGCGCCGGCGACACTGCACTCGCTGAGGTGCTGGCAAATTGATCCAGCTGTGTGCGCGCGCTTCCTGCCTCATTGGCAAGACGCTGGAGGCCTTCGAGCGGTGCTCCGGCCACAGCAGCAGCGTCGCGCAATTGATCGATGCTCTTTGCAGCCATGGTATTGGCCGCGGCCCACTGCTGGACATTGCTTGGATCGAGCAGTTTTTGGGCGACCAGCGCCTGCAGATTATCGTTCGCGGCCTTTTGCGCCTTGGCGAAATCGAATACGCCGATGGAGGCCTGCTGCTGGACCCGGTACTGCTCGAACTGGGCCAGAGCGATCAGCTTCAGGCTATCCGCCTGCTGCTTGGAGATACCCACGTTGTTGAGCGCTGCAGCGTTGATCTCAAGCTGCTTCTGCCGCACGACGCCTTCTGCCGTGGCCAGAGGGCCCAATAGGCCAAGACGCTGCTGCTCAAGCGCGATCTGCTGTTTGGCAAGGGCTGGATCAAAGGTAGGTTTCCCGGTCGGCTGGGAACCGAATGCACCCGTCGCATTGTAAATTCCATTGGCTGCGTTCTGCCCGATTTGGGTACCCATGCCGGACCGGAGCATGTTGAGGCCCTGATTGCGCGGGCTGTTGGGATCTTCAGGTCGGTCGATGCCCATACCCTGGAGCTTGCCGCCGAGCCATGTACCCTGATGGGCAAAGGGAGTGTTCAGGTTGTTCAGGCCGTTCTGGACGTCGAGCGCGGCCTTCTTGCCCCATTGGGAGAAGTTGACCCACATCTGCTGGAATCGCTCGTCAAGACGGCGGGCGTCGTCCAGCTGCTGATCTGTGAGTTTCGTAGCCGCGAGCGATTGCTTGGTGATCGAGTCAGCACCTTGCTCCATCAGCTTCGCGAACTCGCGCGTCGCCGGCAGTCCGGCCTGCTGAAGGATGCTGAACTTCTGCGCTTCCGAGCCGGCATTCTTCACGAGGTCAGCAACTGTGCCGAAGGTGGTTGCGGTGTCGCTTACGGTTTTGCCGTTGGACCGAAGCAGCGTCTGCAGGTCACCAAGACCATGTTTGGCTTGGTCGACCTGACCATTGAAGGCGAGCATTGCCGAATTGAATGCGTCGCTGCCAACCCCCATGTAAGCGGCTGCGGTCTGCAGGCCCTGGAACTGCTGTCCACCTACATTGGTCCGCTGAGCGACGTCCGCAGTAGCTGCAAGCGCCGAGTTCAGGTTCCAGACGAATTGAGCGGCCTCTTTCACTGCCGTGATGGCGGCTCCGGCGATCAACCCGCGCGTGAAGCGAGCTGCGAATTTGTCCATGGTGCTGGTCGTGACTTCGGTCTTCTTGCCGAGGTCCGCGTTGTCGTTTGCGGTCTGCTTGGATTGCGTCGAGAGGGTGACCAGGGCCTTCTGCGCCGACATCGAAGCGCCGGCCATCTTAACGGTGGATGCGTTGAAGGCATCGGTGCGCGCCTGCATTTCGGCCGTCGAGACGCCAGCCCGCTTTGCTGCCGCATCGATCGCTCGAAGGGCCGACTCTGACTTTTGTCCAGACTGAGCAAGGCGTG